TGATTGGGACTTACAATCAGCTTGGGAGTCTGGTGACACACAGCGTTACCAAGAATTGTTAACAATCAAGCACGACATGAACTAAGTAAAGCCAAATCAATGGGGGTATAATTTATATATCCCCTTAATACCATGAAAGGAACATTACAATGGTACAATATATTACAATATCTAAAGACAATGCAGACCAACTTCGTAAGACATCTGCTAATCCTAACTTAACTAACCCATCTGTTGCACTTGACGAATGGAAACGACAACATCAGACACCTGATCAGATTCAGGCACGTAAAGAGCTTGATGCTATGACTACAGAGCAACTTGACGCTATTGCTTCAGAACTTAAACCTAAGTCAACTTATACAGATGATTGGGAATTACGTTTTATAACTAAGGCATTAGAACTTGCTGAAATGTTTGAAGATGGTAATGAGGTTATCATCAAAGCCAAACTTGGAGATCAGATACCACGTATGTTTGAGAAAATGCGTGATTCAGTTCATGACAAAGCAGAAACAATGCTTCGTGACAGACAGATCAAATTACGTCAACACGTTGGCATTGAGATTACTGGCAACAAACTTGACGATCTTGATGAGAAGATAGCACAGATGCGTCAGCAATATGCTTCTCTTAATCATGCTTTCCATCTTCTACTTACTCACTTTAGACCTAGAGTTCAGGGTTCTACGGGTATGAATTTTGGTAAATACACTAAGCTTGGTGAGTTTGCAAAAGTCAAACGTATGCAAAATCGTAACAAAAAACTTACGATGGACACTTACATGAACAGTCGTGCTTCATTTGACAAATACTTTTCAGAATATCAGGCAGATACACCTCATCTTGCACAGTCAGAAGACTTTGTGGAAGATTTAATGCTTGATCTAAGCAACCAAGACGGCATCATCGAAATGCCCGAACATCTAGAATAACATCAATAGGGGGAGGGCTTCGGCTCTCCCTTTTTTATTTATCCGTTTCCCTTTTGGCTTTCCACAAAAGCTAACTATCGCCTCAGAAGGAGTTGTCATGTCTAAAGGTAACAAAGGTAGAGGTAAGATTCATAGTACATCTAGATCCTGGGAAAAATCATTAAAAAAAGTGGCTAAGGCAAAGGTTCGTCAAAAAGCCAAAGTGATAATTAGAAAACAAGGAGATTAAAATGCCTCAAACACATTCAACACAAACTTTACATGAATACAGTCAATTACATTACTTCTTTGATATAGCTTATGAGTCAGGCGATCAGGAAGAAATGATTAGTCTTAGCAATCAAATTAAAGCTTATGAAAAAAGATGGAGTTTACCATGTTCTTTTACATCATTGCAGGAATAGCATCAGCTACTGCCGTATTATTTTTACTTGCTAAATTAAATATCAAAAGAGTTCTCTGCTTTGACATACTCGTGGACATTGGTGCCTCAATCGCATTGATTATCATGTTTGCTGGTACATTTGCAGGAATGATGGCTGGAATCCTAGGTGGAGCTATTATTTCTATCGTACTATTCATTCTTAAACGCACAATAGGTTACGAAAAGCCAAAGAGAGATGGTTTTAAGATTAGATGGGTTAATGTTCCCCCCAGATAGTCTTAATCCTGATGCAGTTACAGATAGGTCGACCCTGTGGCAATACTGCAACTGTAGGTAACATACCTGATGCCTACAATTTTACAACAGAAAAGGAGATTGATTCTGAGATATTCTAAGTCTAGCATTTCTCATTGCGAAGAATGTAAGTCTTAACAGTAGACACTGCCTCAGATTCAGTAATGTGAATAGCCTTTGGTTTAAAAAAAGCCAAGGGTTATTTGCATTGGGACAAAGCTAAATCCCATTTCATTAATCATCTATAACGTAAAGGAGAAACAGATGAACTTAGCACAAATCATGGTCTCAGGTAACATAGGACAACAACCTGAAATTAAGACAGTCGGTGACACTAAAGTTGCTAACTTTTCCGTTGCAGTCAACGAGAACTACACAACTAAATCAGGTGAGAAGAAAGAAACGACTCACTGGTACAGATGTGAAGCTTGGGACGGCAAAAACGGCAAGGGTTTAGTTACCAATGTTATTGAGCCATATGCAAAGCAAGGCACAACTGTATTCGTACAAGGTATGCCTATTAATGAATCATATGAAAAAGATGGTGAGAAAAGATCAGCTTTCAAAATCAAGTTAGCTGGTATGTCTTCCACCTTCAGACTTCTCAACTCAAAAGACTCTACAGATGGTCAAGCAACTGCTTCTCCAAAGGTAGATGTCAAAGATGACGATGAGATTCCGTTCTAATCTAATTGCCGTTAGACGGAAAGGGAGTAGGTAGTCTCGGCATAAGATTATCTACTTCCGTCATATAGGGAGGGAGGACACCATCTGCGTTAGAAATCCCTCCCCATTTTTACAAAGGTTTCAAATGACAAATAGCAAAATATCGCCTCAACATTACTCAAAATACAAAATACAACCCATAGACTTTATACAAGCTAACGAATTGGACTTTGCCCAGGGCAACATTATTAAATACGTCCTTCGTTACAAAGACAAGAATGGTCTAGAAGACCTACAAAAAGCCAAACAAAACATAGACTTTTTAATTAAATACTTGGAGAAAGCCAATGAAAAAGAGCCTTACTAAAAGATATGAAAAAGCCATTCAACTAAACGATAGGGGACCAAAATTGAGAATTATATCAGAAGAAGAAATGATTGCCGTAGTCAAGGCTCATGAAGCAAAAGCCAAAAGAGATTTAGAAGATGGCATAGCCAATCTACACGAAGAAGAAGCATTAAAACGACATAAGGAGGAAACCAATGCAGTTAATGAGAAAACCGATGCGATTACTAACAAAAGAAATCAAAACAAAGCTGTTGCGTAATTCAGAGCCTGCTAACAGAGATAAAGACCACAAACCTGTAGTTAAATTCTTTGGTGGTGGTGCTTGCACATGGCTTATCACAGAAATGGGTTATGACGAACCAAAAGCACCAGCATGGTTATTTGGTTTATGTGATCTAGGTCAAGGTTATCCAGAACTAGGCTATGTGTCTTTGGACGAATTAGAGTCAATCAAGTTCCCACCATTTGGATTAGGTGTTGAAAGAGATAGGCATTTCAAAGCCAATAAAACACTCAGCCAATATCATAATGAAGCAATCGAAGCACATAGGATTATAGCATAATGTGGGAAAAAATTAAAACAATCAAGCCTCTGACAAGAAAAGCCAACTGGTTAGGTTGGTTTTGTACTGTGCATTTAATATCATCAGCAATCGTACTAATATTACTGATGGGTGTCGGTATCAATCCAACTCTAGTTGTGTCTGTTGTTGCAGCTCCTCTGTGGCTTGCAGTGGCTTTCACGTCAAAATATATAACTGATAAAATTATGGAGAGATAAATGGATATCAGATTAAAAATAGATAACTCTAACTATATCATATCATCAGACAATCATACCAAGCTAATAGAGTTTGCTGGTATGTTTTTTAGCCCTGATATTACAATAGAAAAAGTTGAATCTCATTATATAAGTATAAATCAAAGTTCATCAAAAAGTATGTCTAATGCTGATATACAATCTATTAAACAGTATTGTATAGAAGCTGGTATTGATGATTTTCAACATCACGAAACATCTGAATCAATCGGTGTGTCTATGGCAGATGAGCCATTAAAGACCATAACTCCTATTCAAAAGGGTTTACAAAAGCTGATTGAAAAAGCTGTAAACAAGCCGAAATTAGTTACCCCATCGGCTTAAATAAAGGGGAGAGGGTGGAACATTACTAACTCCCTCTCCTTGTCAACGTCAACTATAGGAGTTTAAATTGCTTATACAGTTAAATCAACTAAAACATAATCCAACCAATGTCAGGGTTGTAAAAGCTGACAACTTAGACAAGCTTATCGCCTCAATCAAATCAAGAGACTTATTGCATAACCTTGTTGTTCAAAAAAACGGCACTGGCTTTAATGTCATTGATGGCAACAGACGTTTAGAAGCTTTGTTTGCTATACACGGCAAATCTTCAAACGTAGAAATAGAATGTAAGCTAATAGAAGACAACGCCACAGAAGTTGGTGCTATGGCTAATATGCTACGAGAAGGTATGCACCCATTAGACGAAGCAGAAGCTATCAATCAGGTAGTGTCTGACGGCTTAATGGATTACAACACTCTTGCTGCAAACTGGGGTCAAACAAATAAGTGGGTTTTACAACGTGTAGCCCTTGCTGATTTGTCTCCTACAGTCAAAGATGCTTTTAGAAACAAAGAATTTGGTCTAGGCATTGCACAATTATTTACTAATGTAGACCAAGAAACACAGGACAAAATATTTGCAGATTGCAATGGTCGTTATGACTATGACAACATTAAGTATTCTATAGGTAATGTAAAAATATCTAAGTCACGTGTTATTATCGATCCTAAACACAAGCTTTACAAGAATATAGAGTTTGCTGGTGACTTGTTTGACGATGGTCAGTATGTTGCTAACATGGATAAGTTTCTTGCTTTACAACAAGAGTATGTCGATGAAAAAGCCAAATATTACAACAAGAAATTCAAAGATTGTACTGTTATTGACTGCCACCCATCGGAGGTCAAAGGCTTAATCAAAAACCTTGTTCAAGTATATAAATATGACATAGAAAAAGAAGAAATAGACCCAAAGGATATTAATGTTGTTATTACGTATCAACCATACAAAGGTAACTTCTGGGTTCAGAAATACAAAAGCAAAATAGAAATGTCTAAGAAGGAACTAGATGCTATTGAATCAGGAGAGATACCTGAGCTTACACTAGCAGATATGTCTAACCCACAACGTGAAATGACTCATGAAATGTATTATGATTATTTACGTTCTGAAATGTTTGATCAAAGTGTGAGTCTCAAAGATAAATTAGAATCATCTCAACAACATTTTACATTAGCTATGTTGTGTAATCAAATTGTACCTAGATACTCTGTCACAGACACATTACCTATTGAGCATTACACTAGCATTAGATTTACAATACAAGGAGAAGATAATGGTTACTATAATGATCTTTTTGAAGAAATGTCTAAATATTGTAAAGCTAATAAATGCGATACTTTACGATTTTTCTTACGTCAAACAACAGATCGTCTCCACTCTATACTTTATAAAGGGATTGTGGCTTCGATGGATCAAAGTGAGACCTTCAAGTCGCACAAAGACCTCTACAATATATCTGTTGCCAAAGACTGGTTTAAACCAACGGAAGAATGGCTCAATAAATATAAAATAACTCAGCTTCGTTTACTTGCACATAAAGTCAAATGTAAGCTATTACCTCACGACAACAAGAAACTAGTGATAGAGAAGCTTGTAAGTGCCTTTAAAGATGGTGCTGTATTCGATCCTATTAAGTTTCTTGATACTGTCAAATAGAACCATGGTAGGCATAAGTATAACCTAATGCCGACTTAGCTAACAGAGTGGGATCAGACAGATCATCATGCTCACTCTGTTAGTTACTTTTATAGATTCCCCAATAGGCTATCAAACTGGCTTCAGCTAGACCATCTTGGTTTTTCTGTTGCCAGAGATGGCTTCCATTGGGCATTAACTCAGATGCTCTCATTCTAGATTGGTCTTTATCAGCAGTACATTTTAGGTCTTTTTTCCAGACTCTAGATTGCACTTCTGTGTAACTGTAGCCACCAGCTACTAGTAATCCAAGATAAACACCATAACCCATACCAGTAGCAAATGTACTTACCAGTCCTTGTTGTGGCATGGCTTGTTGTTTTTCTATAAAGACATGATCTGGATTGTGATCGTCTAACATAGACATTAACGTCCACATATCTAAGAATCTTTTAGTCTTAGTTTTAGTCTTTAGTTGATAGATAGGTGCTTTTTCAGCATGGATTGTTTTAGTTTCATTATCAAAGAAACACAAACCACCTGATAACCCTGGATCAATTCCTGCTATTATCATTTATCGCCTCCACATTAATTTTACAGTTGAGAGCTTCAGCCCAACAATACAAATTAAATGCCGTTGGCTTTCTGTTTCCAGTTTCCCATTTCGCCACAAGACCAGTGGCACACCCTATTATATGATCTAATTCATTCTGTGAAATGTTTAGTTCATATCTTCGGGAGGTGAACTGATTTATTAGGTTTTGAATCCATAGTTGTTCTTTGTTCATATCACACCTCACAATGTGAATATGACTAGTTATCTAGTCACTTATCAATACCACTTGACTTATATGACTAAGTAACTAAACTAAACTAGTTAATAATTACTGGAGGTGCATTTCCATGACATTTAACGAATTTGATTACAAAACCTATCCAACAGAACTTAAAATGTTGAGGGCTACTGTATTAAAATGTAAAATGTTACAGACACAAGTTCAAAACAATAGAAAAAACCATAAATGGCTTGCTTATGTTAATTCAACAAGAGCAAGATATAATTTTGCTACATGGATTGTTCATTCCTTTTATGCTGAAAGAGACATTACTGCTGCTTTAATATGCAGTGAATTAGGTGTTAGTCGTAAAGCAATAGATGAAATGGTTAAAGACTGGGAAGCAGAAGGCTGGCTTTATAAAGAAAAAGGTACTGGTTGTGATTCCCAAAAATATTATTTACACCCATCACAAGAAATTTTACATATAAATGATGAATGGTTTCAGTGGTATGAAGAACATATCATAGGATTAGTTGCTAAAGCCTACGATTATTTTAGACAAATGAAAGTACCAATAACAATCATGAAAGAAAAATCACAATTTAATAGTAGTAGCAATGCTAACTTAAGTGGTATTGATGATAATGTATCTTCTTTTATTCTAGACACTTCTAGGAAACGAAGAAGCAAAGGAACAGCATAGGAGATAACAATCTCAGATACTATTGAGATAGTACATGACTGGGTTACTATGACACTTAAAGCCAAGGGCTGGAGTGCTAGAAAATGGGCTATGGATAGTGGAGTAGCTCCGTCTACTCTACAAAGGTTTATAGCAGAAAAACCCTGGTGCTTATCACAAACAGTAATATCTAAATTAGCATTGACTAGTAAATCTTATCCTAATGTTAGTCCAAAAGTTCTCGTTTCCAAGCTTAAAAACATACCAGTAATGGTATTTAAAAAAGGTGTATTAATGGAAACAAATAAAACAATAGTTACTACAGAAGATATTTCTCCTAGAGCCTTTGCTATTCCTGTTCAATGGAAGACTATGGACTTAGCTGGGTATTATGTAGGAGATACAATAGTCGTTAACCCTGACATCAAACCAACAAATGGCAAGACTGTTCTTATACAGTATAAAAATAAAATACAGATTATGGAATACAGAACTCCTTATTTATTGCCTAGATCATCAGATAAAAGCCAAAAGGAAATTGATATAGGCTTAGTTGATATAATGGGAGTTGTTGTTCAATTAATCCGTACTGTGTAAAAAAATTTAATTATAGTGACTAGATAACCAGTTAATAGAGGTGTAAAATGTATAGAATGACTAGAAAAGACTTCAAGTGGTTTGCAGAGGAAATTGCTCCAATGATTCATCAATCAGACATGGAAGACTTTGCAAAGGCTGTAAAAGCCAAATCACGTAATAGTAAATTTAACATGGAGCTGTTCTTAGAAGTAGCAAAACTATCTTGGCAAGGTCGCAATAGTCCTTATGCCCAGGAGAATTGGTTAGCTAACGACTTAGACAGACAATATCAGGAAGGTAAAGATCATGGCACTCACACAAAAGCAGCTTAGTGAACGTAAAAACTTTATAGGCTCATCAGAAGCTAAGATTATAGCCAATGGTTCATTCGATGAATGGGCGAAGCTAATATCAGAAAAGAAAGGTGAGCAAGAACGTCTTGTTACCAAACAACTACAGTTCCTATTTGACACAGGTAGTTATCTGGAGCCGTTTGTATTAGATAATTTTGCACAGATCACAGACCTCAAAGTAGGTGGCAGAGGATCAGGTAAAACTATAGATCATGAAGGTGTTCCTATTCACTCAACCTATGATGCTATTGCCTCAGATGGCAATCCTATAGAAGCTAAAACTCATTTTGGCTTTATGTCTATGGACGAGTTATGTGATCTTTATGCTCCACAATGTCAACATCATATGCATACAAGAGCCAAAGACCATTGCTATATTGTTGTGTTTTTCGGTGTTCATTGTCGTATGGAATACAGAAAATTACAAAGAGATGATGCATGGCTAAAAATGTATCTAGATCAATGCAAACAGTTTTGGCTTTGGTACACAAAAGACATTATGCCTGATGCCTTTCAGATGCTTCCACCAGTCGATTGGACAGATCAAATTACAATCAATATGTCTGACTTAGAATGTTGGGACACTAAGATGCAATCAGAAATGAATCTTAATGCTCAAGACATCATAGAAGCTTCAAAAGCCAACAAGATAGCTGACGTTGCTAAAACAGAAATCAAACATTATTTACCTGCAAATTGTCGCAAGATGGTCTTGGATTTGTCAGGTAATCTACAAGGCGACAAGATAATCGTATCTCGTAGCAAGACCAATACTATCACACTTAAACATCAACCAAAAAAGGAAGAAAAATAATGGCTACAAAAAACTCAGCTAAATCGGTATGGGAAACATTGTCAGAAATCGACGTGTCTAATCACATAGAAAAGAAAGGTCAGTTCAGCTACGTATCGTGGGCTTGGGCATGGGCTTTAGTCAAGCAACATTACCCAACTGCGACATTTGAAAAGCATACATTCAATGACAATCAAAACAATGTATTACCTTTCATGCGTGACTCACTTACATTTACTTATGTATCTGTATCTGTGACAATAGATGGTATTGTTCAGTCAGAAATCTATCCAGTATTAGGCAACAGGAACGAGCCACTAAAAGCTGCAACTTCCTTCCAGGTCAACACGGCTTTGCAAAGAGGTCTTGTTAAATGCTTGGCTTATCACGGACTAGGCACTTCTATATATGCTGGTGAGGATCTACCAGTCATGGATAAAGAGTATGAGATCAAAAAAGCTACAAAGGATCAGCAAGATCATGAGCATTATCAACGTATAGATTCTGCATTAGCAAGTTGTAAAGATAAAGATCAGCTTATCTCTGCTTGGAAAGATGAAGCACCTACAATAGCTAAGTTAGACAACAAAGTTGTGTCAAAGCTACAAGGTCATTACAAGCAATATCTTAATCAGCTCAAAGCAAAAGCTGCTTAAATGGAGAAACGCTATCCATTAGCATATCTCCTAGAAACTTTCTGTGGTTTAAGTTCTACAAATGGGAACTTAAATCGCTGGAAAGCTTTACTTAGAAAATCGACTGTGCCAATAATCTTAGATAGTGGTAATTGGCTAATTAAAGAAACTGATTTCGAAAACTTCTTGAAGGGCAGGGAACATTGCTTCAGGTTAGAAAAAGAAAAGACAGTCCGTACTTCCAAATCAAGGGAACAATACAGTTACCCAATGGGACTTTCAGAGTCAGACAATCTTCAGGAACTTCTGACATCAAAGAAGCAGAACTTACTGCACTTAAAATCCATAAAGAAGTACTAGACAAATATTATGGAAAGGGACACTCCCCAAACTATAGCTTTAGAGATGCTACGATTGATTACGTTAATTCAAAAGAGTACATCGATGACTCAGAGCAAGGAAGAATACGATTTCTCAATAAGCATTTCGGGAGTACCAGCCTTGTTGACATTAACAATGGAATGTTCGTTTCCATACTTGATCGAACTAAGCCAAGAATCAAACCTGGATATTACAATAGAATCCGAAACCAACTCCAATCAATCAGAAAATACGGACTCCAGCAAATTGGAGATGGGCAAAATATTACACTTCCCAAAATCTACCAAAGAAAAGTAGAAAAGAAAAAACCCGTATTCCTTACATATCTAGAACAGGAAGCCTTAATCAATGAGTTTAACCCCATTCTCAAACCACTTATCATTTTCCTTTGCTATACTGGAGCTAGGGTTGGTGAAGCCGTTAGCCTATTATGGGAAAACGTTGATATGGATAAACGCCGAATCATATTCTGGAAAACCAAGAACGGTGATTTTAGGTCTATCCCAATGCATGACAGGATTTACGAAAGCCTACGTGGTATCAACAGAGAACGATCAGGTCCAGTATTTCTCTCAACAAAGCTCAAGCCTTTCTCATATCTCACAAATAGAAACACTAAACCTCTGGACAAAACTCATACACAAGCTGTCCAAAGAGCCTTTGGTGGTACAAAAAGATTCACAGTACATAACTGGAGATCACATTGGGCATCAACACATGCTTTAATTGGTATCAATGATAAGAAGCTAATGGCTCTTGGTGGTTGGAATGATCCTAGATCAGTATCAGCTTATGTAAATCTAAACCCAGATCAGCTTATGAACGACATTAACAAAATGAAATAACCCTCACAACAGTAGTGGGAAAAAGAATAAATATGTTTATACTAAAATAAGACTTGTGGCACAGAATTGGCACAAAAAGAGAATAACTAGATAACTACACTATCTTAATCAAGGGTGGAAGCTAAACATGAAAGCAGTAAGAAGACCGTGTAGAGGTCATCGGTTCGAACCCGATTAGCTCCACCAACTCCCAAAAAAAAAGACCATAATGTTAGGCGATCTAACACTTACAGCCTCTTTTCCCCACTACTGCCGAGTTGGGCAATACCTAGATAACTAAGCACATTTGTACGATTATGCTCAATTCACATTGCTAATGCCGATATTTTTGGCACAGAAATTGGCACAGTCTATGTGAATGGAAAAATAAAGGGACAGTCTTAACATAAAAACTGCCCCTTTGAAGGTGCGTTTAGACAATACTAAATTAAATAAATAGAAGGTATTCACATGGAAAATTATGAAATCTGTAAAGAATGTAAGAAAGATTTAATCCCAACTAAAAACCCCAGGACAAGACCAATAGCTTGTTCCGAATGCAAAATAACTTCACAGAACTATCAGTTAAATAAAATATTTTTAGACTGCCAAGCTAATTCACAACCTGATCTTGATGAGCATGGAGAAGAATGTATGTTTGAAGATATTAAATACGATAAAGAAGATAGTGTTTACTTTAGAAACAGACCCAAGCAATCAGGTAATGTTAGTAGCAGTTTAGGAGATGGTGACTTTGTACTAGGTTAACATCTCTATTGCAGTCTTACGTGTCTCATAACATCTCTTATCCCAACCTTTACCAAACGTATCGTAGGTTTTTAATGTTCTGTAAAAGTTTGATCTTTGAGATGTGTAGGTTTCTATAATACCTTTAACTGTAGTAGGGTAGGCATCAATAGCTTTTAATGTACCTGATCCTATAATACCATCTACAGATGTCTTAAGAAATCCTTGCAATACTTTAGAAGCTCTAGATACACCAGCATTAACTGCAAAATCAAATACACACCAATCAAGACCACTAGGTAAATCATCGCCTCTTACTTTATCCCAATACTTTCTTTTATATATATCTCCTACTGCCTCTAATGGCATATCTTTAACTTCTTGTTTAGTACATTCTCTACCAAGATAAGCTTCATATACCTTTTTAGTTACACCATAATTAGTAGCTCCTCCTGGGTCTTTAGGGTGATCTACATAACCTCCTTCATGCTTTAGAACTAACTCTAATGCTTTGTCAAAGTTACCTATCATTTCTTTAACTTTGCTATAGATTTCAGCCCAAAGCTTGCAGCTATTGAGGCCAAAATCCCGTAACTTAACCACTCAGGACAATCTTCTCTTAAAAACTTAAAACCTTCAGATATATATGGTTGTAGTGCTGGAACAAAACACGCAAAAATTAAAGCTATAAAGCAAATAGTCCATGCTTCGTCTTTCCAGCTATTGTCTGATGCGTCCATGGCTTTTTCTTCCCATGATCCATCTTGTTCTACACGTTTAACTTGGGCTTGTACTTTAGCAACTTCTAATTGTTGTTTGGCTTTGGCTTTCTCTTGTTTGCCTTGAAGCCAAGTTGAAGCAATGTTAGCAATGGGTCCTAGTAATTGTATCATGTTAGTCCTTTCTAAATTTACTATCTATCCAGCATTTTCCGTAATAAAGAATAAATAGCCATATTGTGAACAAAACACCTTCTGTATAACTCAGCTCATTCCATGCATCTAAAATCATGTTATCCATTAAATAATACCTTTCTTTCTAGCTATGATTAACAAGACTCCAATAGCACCAGCTAGAACACTTGCAATAAGTATGGCTAATACAACTTTTAATATTGTGTCTTGAATCTTTTGTTTACGTTTAGCTGCTTTTATTCTAGCTTCTTTTCTGGCTTTACGAGCATCAGCACAGTATTGAATGTAATCTGAGTATAAATTGGCTCTGCCATATAACTGCATGAACTCACGAATTTGATCTTTCTTAACTCTGATCTGTTCCAATGCCATAAATTCTTCCAGGTCATTATCTGTTTTGCCTAAGAAGTTAGTCCATATACTATTCTTTCTTTTGTTTAAGTCTTGTTGTAATTGATCTTCAGCACCTACGAATTTAGCGATTGCTGAACCAGCACTTGAAATATCACGACCATTTTCTATTGTTTGTTTGATGACAGCAAAGGCACTATTCGCAACCATTAGCATTTCAAGCATAGTGTCACCTCAGTAGTAAGCCTGCCATCATTAGTATCATTGTGCCTGCTGTACCAATCATAATAGTTTCTATTCTCTTGATGCGAATGATAGTCTCTTTCCACCTCTCAGCACATACTGCTTCATGTGTATCTATCTGTGCTTTTACTTCAGATGCCTTGACCATTACCCTTTGATCTCCATAGCAGTAATTGATCCTGATGCATTACCTACACCCCAATAGTGTGTACCACCTGAACATTTAAGATATACTTGATAGGTAGTTGCACTTGTAGTTGACGGAGAATCTAAATATTGAATAGCAAAATTACGATCTGCTGAAGTTACCCCATTATGATAATATCGACCAAGCCCCATACTATCAGAGCCTAAATTTGTTGACCCTCTATATATAGTACAAACAATAAGCCCTGAATTACCAATTTGTAATGGAAATACAGTCTTTACTAAAATTTTATTTGATGTTGAAGATGGGGTTATTGATACTGATATCCCAGTTGCTTGATTACTTGTTTGTGTTAATTGAGTTTCAGTAGCAAACACTCCTGATTTAACTTGCAACACACTCCCAACTGGAAGACGTTCAATGACACTTGCTGAGTTTAATTTTGTGAGTGCCATGATCTACTCCTTTGGATGCTTGTTTTTAACAGCTTTAATGGCTGCTTGAAAAGCATCTCCACCTTGACCTGCATGATATATCAAATCTAACTGCTCACCTATTGACGGATATGCTTCTGCTCTATCTCTTTGATAT